TGCTTCGCCCTCAATGCCCTCCACGCCTCCTTCTGGGCGGAGAGGCTGGGGGGCACCTCCATCATGGCCTACTCGGTCCCGGACGAGAAGGCCGTTACGTGGGTACCCTCGGGATATAAGTTCGAGGGTACGTCCCCGTGGCAGGAGTACCATGGCCTTAGCAAGGTAGAGTGCCTTGCCAGGGACCTGCCCGCCTGGCACGCGATTCTAGATTCGGAAGTCGCTATCGCCGACACCTCCGGGATAGAGATAATGGAAGAGGTGCCTCTCGTCAGGGGAGTAGTAGAGGCTTACCATAGCCTCTATGAGAGGACCCCTGACGGGTTCTCGAGGGGCCGCTATTGCATGGAAAAGGACCTCCCGGTAGGGTTCACTGTGGAGGAGATCTTGGAGGCAATAAGGAAAGGGGTGTATGATGGAAGGTAAAAATCCTTCCATAAGGCAGAGGGTGCGCTTTCTGCAGGTAAAGATCAGGGGGTGCTGGTGGAACACTACCCCGGAGCAGGTGCTGGAGGTCATGGCCTCCTGGCCTGCCAAGGGGGAGATCTGCTATCTCCCCAGAGAGGAGCAGGTGCAGTGGCTGCACCTGAGAGGTCTCCAGGAGATTGCGTTTCGCAGGCTCCAGGTTTATCGGCGGGATGCCGAGCGCCTCCCAGCGGCAGTGGCCCGCTGGAGCCTGTTCCTCCAGAAGGAGGACCTCCAATACCACGCCCTCAACGAGAGGGACAAGGAGGATTTCGCCAAGATCCTCCGGGGGTTTTGCGGGATCTCGAAAGAGTCCACCTTTCACTTCGACCACGACTGGTGGAACGGTTTCTTCCGGCGGAGACCAGACTCCGAAGAGGCAGTCCAGGCCGCCGTCTTCATCAAAAACGGGGCCAAGAGTCTGCTCAGGGTAACTCGCCACCCAATGTCTCCCGAGCAGGAGTCGTGGTGGAGATCGACCAAGGTCCGGCGGATTGTTGAGGACCAGGAGAGGCTGTCCTCAACCCTCAGCGAATCCGTCGCTGAGTTTGACAGTAGGGCGGCGGGGTTCGATGTAGTGGAGCTTGTTGCTCCGCTGAACATCCTCGACGCCATAACTAAATTCAGCTCCTTTACGAAGAGGGGCGGGATCCTTGTTAGGGCCAGAGTGTCGGAGAAGGGCAAACTGCGGGGCTACCAGGTGGTCTGGAGAATCGAGACTGTCTGTAGCCCTATCTGAGGAGAGGGGGGGGATATCTACCCCCCCTTTTTTTGTTACCAGGCCTCTGGACGTATACTCTAGTCTGAGGAGGCGCAATGACGCTACTTGATGAGCTGATAGAGAAGAGAGCGGCCAAGACCGATTCCCTGGCTGGCATATTCAGTCCGAGCATGAAGGAAACTGACGGTAAGCCCGTGGTGCGTAACGAGAAGTTGAGGGGTAATTCCGGACAGGATCACACCGTACGAAAGGGTCAAACTTCCAAGAACGTCAGAAGAGTAGAGCACTCATCGAAAGGAAAGTCTGAAACCTCAATCAGGAGACTCCTCGGATTGTTCGGTGCAGACGATTAACACCTATGGACAGAAGAATACCGCCCACTAATCTAGTGGTGCTGGCAGGGCAACTCGTCACTGACCCCAGGAAGATCAACCACATTGATGGGATCGAGTGCACCGAGTTTCTTCTTGCCAACAACCAGACGTTCAAGACCAGTGATCAGGTAAGGCGCGAAAAAAGCTGCTACGTGTCCGTGGTCACGTGGGGCATACTAGCCAGGGACTGCCTCAACTTCCTCAGTCGCAAGAGTGCCGTATACCTCGAAGGCGAGTTGGAGTCTGCCCCCAAGGCACAGGGCGGCAAGATCAGCGTTCGCGCATCTAGGGTAGAGTTCCTGGACAAGGGGACTGTAAGAGAGGTAGACCATGCCGATCGGAATAGTGAATGAAGTCGACGTTGAAGCTGGTACCATAGCCGTACAGGTTCAGGGCGGTGGTGGCAGTAGAGTAATCAATAGAGTCAGACTCATGAAGGGCGACAAGGTTCCGGAGTATGGAACCAGAGTCCTAGCGATACGAGAGGGTCGCTCATACTACTATTTTGGTCAGCCTGAGGAGATTACAGAAGAGGCCAGCGAGGCCAGGGCCGCAGAAGATACCGTGCCTGGCGATGAGATAATGGGGGACCCTGATGGGGCCCATGTCCGGGTACGATCTGGTGGGATGATCGCAGCCATGGCCGACAAGGTTACCGGGTTCATAGCCAACAAGGCCACAGGCATAGTTCAGATGATGGGCAAGCTCCTTTCATTCAACACAACATTTTACCACAAAATGGTTCGCACAGAGGGGAACAATACCAAGGTCAATCTCAGTATAGCCGGTAGCCCCAATGGTGTACCCATAACCCTTGAAATGATCAAGGGTATGCTCACTACCGTGGATGGCAAGCTGGCTCTAGATCTGAGCGCACTATCTGACATCACCATTCAGTTGCTCATCAATCCACTATCAGGTAGAGTGACCGGGCCCAACCTGAACATCAAGGCCCAAACTCCTATGGGGGAAGCATCGTTTTCATTCAATGGTTCAACCGGCGATATAGGGATTAAGGCACCCGGGAGTAAGATCAGCGTAGACGATGCCCTGGCTGTACTCATAGGTAGTGATGGCGACCCATTGGATAGAGTTCTAACCGCCAGGACCAGATGCTGGAAGACGGGCGGGATTCATGGCCAGGGTTCGAGCAATCTGTTCGTAGGAAAGGGACTGGTATGACGGAGAAGAGGGAAGAAGTTCAGGAAGTTGATGTAATTGAGGATGATCCTTATGTTTACGTTGATGGCAAGAAGGAAATGAAGGATGGGTCTGGAATGGTGAAGGAAAGCGGGATACCACAGCCGGAAGGAGTGTTGGAGGATGACTAAGAAACTGACGGACTGGAAGCCCTCAGAGGAGCGCATAGCCTCGATAGTCTCGGAGGTACTTACAGAAGAGATCACTATCAAGATAGATACGATGGGGATGGTCTGTCTAGCGATAGGCGATAAGCCGATAGGCCTGATTCAGGGTCTTGTCTTAGAAGCCTACAAAGACATAGGCCTATGTGGCAATGTATCTCGATTCCAGGTGACACGTATCTCGCCCGAAAGCATAGAGGCGATAAAGGCAAATCCGGACAGCAGCATGGAGGATCTAGATACCGAGACCTTCGATGACATCCAGTCATTCATAGATAAGGTGAAAGGAGAGGACAGTGATAGCTAGGCATCCGGGCATAGAGGAGATCACATTCAGGACAGCAGTGCGGTTCGATGGGGTCGACGGCGAGTTCGAAGTCTCACTCAATCTCCAAGAGATGCATAGGCTCGTGGTATGTGGAGAGCTTCCGGCATCTATCAGGACACAGCACGACATCATGCTCGCGGCGCAGGCCAAGAAGACAGAAGAAGCGTTGGCAGAAGAAGACAGTCAGGAGGAATAGAAAATGGGTCAGAAGAAGGAAAACGAACCAACTACTAACCCTACTGTAGAGGTGCTTATGTCGGTGTCCAAGTCATTCGGAGGCACCTCCAAGAACCTGATGCTCGTGATGCATTGCCCAAACAGGAAGCATCAATTCAACATCAACGTCACAGATGCTAAGGCGCTAGGGGAACAACTGATAGAGGCGGCCAGCTTCCTAACCAGCGTCGGTTCGAAAGATGCTGAATAGGAAGCGCAGGATCGCCAGAGCCAAGGGCAAGATGGAGTCATGTGCCGCCATGGCCAGGGAGCTACAGGTCTTACTGGGTGCTGAGGGCTTGCCAGACCTGGAGCGAGACGCACTCCAGGCCAGTTTAGAAAGAAGCAGAGCAGCCCTTAACGATGCCACCTGGAAGTACATCCTCCTTACGGGGAAGCACATCGAAACAGAATCAGAGACCCCTACTATCATGACATTAAGGGATCTTGAATCGATATGCCGAGAGAAGATGGCAGAAGAGGATGACGGGCTGCACGGTGGTATGTCTATGCTACTTCACAGGCTCCGGGATCCCGAGAATCATCCGATAAGCCTACTCGACCTTGCTTACTCAGTGGCCGCAGGTGAATGCGGAGAGCCGAGGATGGTCGCAACGGCTCTTGATATGTTGCTCGATGAGTACAGGGGCAGTATATCCGCCAACATGAATTTCGAGATGTCTGACAGGGCTTGTCTAGAGGCCATGGACGTAGCACGGGGGACTTCATGCTGAAAGACTTACTCTTGGCAGCAAAGCAGGCTGCGTGGGCTTCTGCGGCTGTGGGACTCCAGACAATTCTAATGGCTGCAGAACAGCAGATCCTGGCATACGACAGAGGGCTTATCGTTAGCCCAGACCTAGACGTTACTCAGCACCAGGACATCATGTCTAACAAGAGGGCCGAGATTATGGCAGAGGCGATCGTGTCCTTCCAGCGAGGGATGTTCGATAAAGAAGCTGAGGCGGAAGCGGCTGCAGTCCTGGCGTACCTACAGGCCAATAACGCCTCCGTAATGATACCCGGAACTATGTCAAATGCGGGCGGGCCAGTGGTTTCGCCTCCTGGGGTTGGCGTCGCCAGCATACTGTACAAGCCCTAGGCTATTTGGTCTTCTGTGGGGTTCGAAGTAAACTCCATAGTAGAGGAGACATATTCTGGCTTCCCCAAAGGAGTGGTCATGACATACGCTAGCGACAAGCCTTTCTTCGTTCCTCCCGAGAGCGAGGACTATATCGTCAAGGTGGGTAAGGATCTAGGCACGGATACTAATCTGTGGATAGAAAAGATCCGAAACTCTTTCGCCAAAGAGTTCCCTGATTTCGTGGTACAGGGGAAGCCCCACTTCCAGTTCACCCACAAGGACTTCGCCAACGGAGTTGGCGTTGGGGGAGTGACCATAACAATCGGAGGGAGGATTCTCCTCTTCCCTATCATCATACGCAACAGCGACCTATGTCAGTTTGATGTGTTCTACGATCAGATCGACCACTCCTGGCATTACATGACTCCTGGTGTAGAGAAGGGGCTATCGAGCGGTCACAATCCCTACAAGGGACTCTCATCCGATAATCTCACCGCATACGACAACATCGAAGCCTCACCGGGCACCGACAACCATGCATCATGGAGAGATCCTTCCAAGATGTCCTCCCTGGATCTTTCGAGGATGACAGAAGTCGGTGCTGTGATAGATAGTGACTTCGACAGGTATGCCTCTGCATCAGAGGTATTTGTAGATACCGTAAAGAAAGCTTCTGTTGCTTATGCCACAAGGGGACAGGCTCTAGAGATGGCGAAAGAGGCCAGTGACAAGAGATTCGTTTCTGGCAAGTATGCCCAATATGATGCCGCCCTTATTCGAAAGACCGACGTCGATATCTATTCGGTCAAACTGGGGTCATACGGCAGCAGAGAGGTGGCCGAAGAGGAGCTATCCAGCTACGGTGTCAGGTGCCTAGCGGCTGATTTTGGCAAGACAGGAACCAAGCTACTGGAAGATGCGGATAGAGGGGAAGGCGCTACCGTTACTCGTGGCGAGGAAGTGGCGACAAGGGTGATAGATAGGAACCTTACCGATGTCATCAGGCACAAGCCCGGGATGGTATCAACCTTCGGTACCTACGAGGTCATGCTGTCCAGCGGTAGACCGTCCGTAGGGGTCGCATACCCGATGATGGACTGGGATGGTGACATGCCAGGAAAGATGCTCTTCGCGAACTGCGAGAACTATTCCATAACCGGACAGTTCCCTGGTCGGAGGACATCCGAAAACATGGTGCTACCGGATGGCAATATCTCAGAGGGCGTCAAGGGGTTCTATATCAAGAACTCCGAAGGGAAAGCATTCTGTACTAGACCCTTCAGGATCGACGCGATCTACTCTGACGAAGGGGCGGACCTTCACGTCAAGGGTGTGGACCTGAGCACCATGGAGCACATTCATCTTATAAAGACGGATGCCTACAAGGTCCCTACCAGGATCAGCCCAGACGTAGCTCCCGAACTCATAGATCACGATGGTGGCAACTTCTACATCCCTCACGACATGAGGTTTACCCCCCTTCCTGAGAACCAGGTCAAGATACTAGCCACGGAAGACTCGGCCATCAAGCTGGCTCAGTTGGCTGCAGAGAGGGGATTCGAGGGTTCCATTCTCGAGTTCACCAAGAAGGCTACTGGCTCAGTAAGGATGTACCAGAGACAGTCCATGCTCGAAGGCAGGGGCATCAGGAACATCGAGACTGGCGACATACCCAAAATAGCATTCCTGGCTGCTATATGTGGAGCAGAAGTGGATTCGGTAGACCTGGAGAAGATGGGTGCAGGCGAACAGGCTGAGGTCTTCGTGCCTCCTACAGCCATAGAGGTCCGCCGAACAGAAGACGCTGAGAAGGAAGCGGCGTCTCACTTGGTTTCGGAATGGGACTTTGGTGGAGCGGACTATGAACACGCTATCGCTCCTCATGTACCTCCGATCGAGAACGTAATGAAGATAGCTAGCGTAGTGTCCAGGCTCACGCCAGAGCGCGTTATGCCGATAGTGACGAAAGCCTGGGCGCATGAAACTGAAGAGATACACAAGACCGCAGACATGACAGAGGGTGGGGAGAGTATCAACAAGATATTCAACCTCAACTTCCTGTCGAAAGAGAATGTTGGTTATTTCGTAGACCACCTGGAAACCCTTGCTGTGGCGGAGGATGTCTTGACGAGGCTCCTCGTTATCGCCAGAATTGGCAGTATAGGGCTAGATCCCGGCATGGTTGAAGCAACGTTGGATGGACTGACTGAGATCAAAGAGCGCTTCAGCCAGGCTAAGGTGGTAATGAAAAACAGGTAATGGATGAGGCGGAAGCCGAAGACGAACAGATCGGTAGATATCTATAAGGTGCCATACCTTGGCGCCTTAAAGGCCTTCGCATATAGCGGCGAGAAGTTCGAAATAGCGCTAGCGCACCTACGGAGCCTCGATTTCTATATTCCGGACGTTACTTTCGGTAGGGACTCATCTAAGCCCCGAGTCAAAAACGTCTGGGATTTCATGCATGATAAGTACGAGATTATGAAGTATGAGGCTAGCATGCCTGATAGGTCATACTCCTTTACCCCTTCTCAGGCAGAAGCTCTAGGTATATCCCCTCTGTATGAGTGGATACGTATGAGCGAGGAAGACCCCGGCAGCTATCCAGAGAAAGTGATGCAAGCGGTCGTGGACGATGCCAGGTGCGTGCCATTACGTAGAGCAGTCTGCGTTATGCTGTGGCAGGGTATTGCGCCGGAGAATATCAGCCAGATGCTTGCCTCGGATCCCCGAGCCCCGTTCTGTAGATGGTCTACCGAAGAGATAACTATCTTTATGAAGTTCTACTGGTGCGTGGGCGATATGAATCACAACGACTGGCTTAAGTATGGCAAGATGATGCACATCCCTTCAGAAGATAAGCACATCGAGTACGTAAAGCCCATCATCCAGCAGGTATCCAAGCATCTTCTGACCTGGCACGGGGCCCCGCTCCAGGATATCGACAACATTACTGCCTTAGAAATGATCAAGGCCCAGCAACTGAAGGATGCCTGTTTTGATACCAACAAGGATTTCAGACTTCGTTCAGGGAGTGCGGCAACAAAAACGATAGCTACCCTCGAGAAGGTCTTGTCAGAGAGGAGGGTGGTGAATACTAAGGTAGCCACCAATCCTCTAGAAGCTGTGGAGTTAGTGATTCAAGAAGCCAGAGCTATAAAGCTAGGCCTGATGCCAGATTTCATATCAAGGGCAGAGATAGATGGGGACATAAGTGACCCACGCGATGTTGACTTCGGAAAGTCCGACTACCTCGACCAGTGATTCCAAGGTACTGCTTATGCGATCCCAACTCATGGAATCAATGCTGTACGTCAAGCCTGGGGTTAAGTACTCCCTAAAGCCTATAGTGAATGGCGTTCCGTCTACCATGGAATTCTTGCGCCCTATCATAGACTGTCCCAAGAAGAAGAGGCTTATCAAGGCCGGTAGGCAGATAGGCAAGAGCTCTATGATGGCCGGAGAATCCGTAGTGGAATGCGTCTCTATCCCAGGATTCAGTGTACTATATGGTGCGCCGGACGATCTCAAGTTGAGGACATTCAGTTACCAGAGATTATGGCCCATGATCAGCCAATCCCCAGCGGTAGACGGGCCGTTCATGTCGGGGCCAGAATGTGTCAATAACGTTCGGCATAAGAGATTCAACAACGGCTCTACTATTATGATCACCAACTCCAGCAGTGAAGCCAATGTCAGGTCCCCGACTTCTGACCGAATCAACATGGACGAGATCCAGGACACCATATCGGACAACCTGTACGTCGCCACCAAGTCTATGTTTACCTCTCCCTACAAGATCATCAGCCTCTCCGGGACCCCGCTCAGTATGCAGAATCCCATAGAACAGTACTGGAATAAGTCTTCTCAGAACGAGTATCTCATGCCATGCTTTAACTGTATGAAGGTAATCTCCGTAGGGTCCAGAACCCTACAGGAGCATCATTGGATATCTGTAGGCCCTAGCAACATCTCTCTTATGGGACTTAGATGCGATAAGTGCAGAGCCCCAATATTTGTTGAGGATGGGCGATGGGTTAGAAGTTACGAGTCCGCTGAGTATGAGGGCTTCAGGGTACCACAGCCATTGTCTCCATTCACTGACTGGAACGATCTAATGGTTGAGTGGAATGACCCCCACTATTCCACTCGGCAAGAAGATGAATGAGATCTTCGGCATATCCTGGGACTCTGCGGACAGATTCTTCACGGAGAATCAGTTACGAGATGCCTGTGGGGAACACAGACTGGCGTTCAAACTGGAAGATTTGGATCCCATATCGAAGAAGTACGTTACCAGCAGGAATGTCGTAGCTGGTATCGACTGGGCAAGAAACGTCGACGGCGGAGCCGAAACGGTCCTCATGATAGGAGTGGTGATCTCTCCTGAGGAGACCAGAGTAGTCTTCATGTCCAAGCTTCCCAAGAACATGAGCATGGAAGACCAGGTCGATTCGATCATCGTCAAGCTTAGAGAGTTCCATGTCAACTTCGTAGTAGCTGACTGGGGCGCTGCTGGTGGCAGGAATGTTGATATAGCCAAGGCCATCGGGCGAGACAGAGTAGTACAGATTGACTACGGAATTGGCAAGACCTTTGTAGAGAAGTATCACGAGCATGTTAAGCTGCTCTCGATGAATAGAACGATGTGCTTGTCTGACCTTCATAGAGACATTACCGTTGAGGGAGATATCACGCTTCCAGTGTGGGAAGACTTCGAAGATTACGCAGTCGACTTCCTGGTTGAATATGCAGAAGAAGATCACTGGGGTAGGTTGAAGTACGATCATCCAGACGGAACCTTCGACGACATGCTGCATGCCTGTGTGTACATGAACCTGGCTCGCAAGATAGTGATGAGAATCCCCATACTCCACATGGTTGTCAACGAAGACAACAGTCTATAAGAAAGGGGCCAGCCGAAGCTGACCCCGCTCAAAGCTATTCTATGGCCTACTACCCCTTAGGCATGTCCACCGGGATACCATGCTCGCAGTTTCCGCAGGTTGCGGTATCTGCCCCCTCTCCAGCCCCGACACGCCATACGTGCCTGCCACAGGCTGGCCTGTCGGGCAGGAGTATAGGCAATGTAGCTACGGGCTTAACCTCGAAGATGGGTGGAGCGTTGGTAGCCATGATCTTCTGGGGCACTGGTATGATCATAGAGGCAACGATCTGGGGTGGCCCCTCGTTGCACTTGATCCTCTTCACGGTCTCGATCTGACCTTCTGGTTCTCGGATTGCGAGCGTGTCCGACAGGCCTGCCATTCTAACCTCCTTAGTTCGCAACATACGGTGAGCCTAATATACCACTAACACCTTCTCCCTCAACCCCTTTTTTTGTATTGAGGCCCGAATCGTATAATCTTGAGTAGAGGAGGTTGTAATGCGTACAGATAGAATGAACAAGATGAAGCACGTGAGGCGCCTTATACTTCATCACGCCGCATATGACTTCGAGGATTATCCCATAGTTACTGTCCGCGATGATGTCAGTGAGATCACCCGTGGAATAGCCAGCGTAGTGGACGAGATAGATCGTTGGCATCTAGCAAGGTGGTCTTCGGGCCTTGGTTATCATTTTCTTATAGGCAACGGCCACGGAATTCCAGACGGCTATGCTGCGATAGGCAGACCCATGCAGTACCAGGGCGCCCAGGCTAAACACCACAATCACGACAGTGTTGGCATCCTAGTAGTCGGAAACTTGACCAAGCACGACCCCACCGTGGCACAGATAGCCAGTTGCTCCAATCTCTGCGGGCTGCTGTGCTTCATATTTGGGCTAAATCCCGAGGGAGAGTACTCGAGATTGCATTACGGGAAGTCCCAAAAGGGTATGGTAATCTCAGGACATCACGACTGGCCGGAGCACAAACCCAACAAATGCCCTGGGAGTCTTGAAGGATTTTTGCCTACCATTAGAATGGAAGCAGAATCCCTGCTTTTTTCAAGAATGGTCTCTCTCGCGTATACTCCTAGATAGGAGAAACGAGGAACACAATGGAGATCTCTACCAGCTTACTGAACAGCTTGGCCGACAAGGCTAGAGATGCATATCTCAAAAGCCAGGTTGATCCGAGCGAAAGCGTGAGGGCAATATCTGAGGAAGAGGACCTCAATCGCAAACAGACCCAGCGTCTATGCGAAGCCACAAACCTCTCCATCAAAAGAGCTCTACGCAAGGGCAGTGGGCCTGACGATGTCCAGTTTCCGTTGGCATCACCGATGGTAGGCGACCCAATAGATGGGATAGGTGACGTGAGCAAGGAAGCATCGCTTCAGCCGCGAACATCTTTCCTGGAAGAGTATGCTAGGGATTTCTTCTCCAGAGGCGATACAAAAAAAGAGGCTAGCGTAAACCTTACCTGCGACAAGATCGCCATGGTTGTAGAGGCCCTGGATGCAAGAGCCAGGAAAGCGCGAAAGAGGAAGAGCCTCGGAGAGCACGAATTTAAGAAGGTGGCTGGCCAGCTTCTTGAATACATCAAGGACGAAGCCAGGGCAACTGGGTCGGTGAACCAGGGGTACACGGCTCTCAGTCAAATGATGCCCAAACAGGCGGGGCTGATTGACGCCCTCTATAAGTTTGCTCAGAGAGTGCTGGAAGTTGACATAATGGGCGTCCACGTAGACGAAACCGCCCTGGTCAAGCAGGCCAATTGGGTAGCCAATCCCGACTCCGAAATTGTTAGGCTCTTCACGAAATACGCGAACCTTCATGCGGACGTACAGCAGTCGCGGGCAGAGCATGAGGCCTGTGTCAACGCCAAGCAAAACGCTGAAAAGCAACTCCGCTACATGGTTCTGCAGGGAGATTGATCTTGAAAACGCCTCTGCTCGATGGGATACTCAAACATGCCTTCATCAGCCTCAGGCCAGGTCGCACCAGTAGCTTTACGGGGGGCAGAAGGCAGTTGGCTCCATATGGAGGAACTACTGCTGATGCTGGAGAGCAGTCGAGGCTAGGCATGGGCGAGGATATCTCATCATACATGACTGGTAGAGGCTTGGGGAAGTCATTGGGTCTTGGGGCTAGAGGTGTACAGGCCACGGCAGGCCTATTCGCAGGAGCGGCCCAAACAGTACACGGGCTTACACGGGGCGTATCTGATGCTAGGAAAAAAGGCGTCAGGTACGGAAGTCAATTAGGTAAAGACAACATGTTTCTTGCGGGGAGGCTATAACAATGAGCATGGCAAAGATTAGACCACTACCAGAAGACGTTGAGAAGACCGCAGCCGCAGCCACTTCAGGAATGTCTGCTGCAAAACCTTACATCATAGGATCGCTCATCGGTGCCGGTGTACCGGTAGCTGGTCACTTCATATCAAAGGGCCTACAGCGATCCAGCGATACCAGAAACAGGATAGGTGCGTGGAGAACTATCGTGTCGAGGTACCCCGAAATGGATACCGAAGACATGAGAGAAACGTTCGACACCCTATTCGATCTATCCCCGTCCATCATGAAGCACCCTAGGCTTGCGGTACCGGCCCTTAGGAAGACCATGGATTACGATACTGACGGGATCCCTTCGGATCTGGCCAGCACCTTGGTGAACACAGATGCCCAGAGAACCAGAGGCATGCCTGACATGAATGCCAATCTTCTCTCCGGGGCCAAGGTAGGTCTGGATTTCGTAGAGAAAACTCAAGCTCGAGCATTCCAGTAGGGATGACAACCGATGTCACTGTATAAGTACGTAGTCAGCCAAGGACAGGCTCACGCGAGAGATGCGTTTGATAGCAACTTCGAGCCCATGCCCGGCGATTCGTCTCAGTTCCTTACCAAGGCTGCAACATCGGTAATCCCGATGACCGCAGAGATGCAGGACTTCTGGGATAGCTATCCCAAGAAGATGCCAGATAGGTTCCTGTACTTCAGAGTCAATATCCTAGGTGCTGGTGAATATTGGGGGTGTTTTCCTGCTGGATCTATGGTTACAACCCGAGATGGCCTCAAGCCTATAGAAGATGTTGGGGCTGGCGAAGAAGTCTTGACTCATGAGAACAGATACCAGAAAGTCCTGGCCGTTCAGGATCGTCCGCATAGCCAAGGTCTTGTTGCGCTGAGTGTCGCAGGGTACCCTAGATTACAACCAGCTATCATGGCCACGCCCAACCACGAGTTTAGGGTCATTCCTCGCGATATTCTTCGGAAGGAACGTAGACGGCACTTGTGCAAGAGAGCCGCAAGCACATCCCTCGAAGAAGGGCGTACAAATTTCATAAAAGCCTTGGAACCCGAGTGGCTTGCTATAGGCGAGGTCCAGCAGGGCGATTACCTTATGCAACCTTTCCCAACTACGGAAGATTCGCCACTTATCGAGCAATGGGGGAGTGAGGCCATAGCGGTGCTTGCTGGTTGGTATGCAGCAGAAGGATGCATAGTCAGGCGGTACGATTACGAGAAACACGTTAACCGGCAGGATGATATAGCGGGAGTGGTGTTTGTAGTATCTGGCTCGGATGAAGCATCTGAAATTGAGAATGCGGCAAAAGCCCTCGGTCATTCAGTACATGTGACTCACGAGCAAACACTGTCCAGGGTCGAGTTACGTTGGACAGATTTCGCTCGTTTTTGTTACTACCACATCGGTTCGATGGCAGTATCTAAGAAATTGAGCAATGACATTCTCACTATGCCATTTATCTGGCAGGAAGCCTTCTTCGGAGCATACGCCAAGGGTGATGGCCACAATGCCAACGATGGTTCATTACGTATAAGTTCAGCTTCATTCCAGCTTCTGTACGATGTCAGGCTACTCGCAGCAAGACTCGGTATTGTGGGCACCATCAATGGCCGTCATAATACAAAATCCAACTTCTATAACGGTAATCCCATATATGAACTGCATATGGGGGCATCTAACTTCACTGGTTCCACTCCTCAAAATGTAGAGGCGTATATACATCCAGATGGATTCATATTGTCTCGCATTATTGAGGTGCAGCGAATGGAGTGGGAAGGTACTGTATACAATTTACATGTAGAGGAGGACAACTCCTATGTTGTGAATGGTATCGTAGTACACAACTCGAATCTCAACGGAGACTTCTTCCCTGAGTCTGCTCTCCAGAAGTACCACAAGACCTTCCATCACGCTCGCCTGTTCCTCCATCATCAAAACAAGGACCCCAAGAAGGCACATGGCCGAGTGATCTTCGCTGTCTACAACGACGCTCCCTATGCTAAGCGAGTAGAGGTCATAGTAGCAATCGATCGCAAGGATCCTCGCATCGCGAAGTACATAGAGAAGATAGAGAATGGCGAGAAGATCGAAGTCAGCATGGGCTGCAGGGTTCCTTACGATATATGCTCCATATGTGGCAACAAAGCTTCAACCAGGGCGCAGTACTGCACACACCTCAAAAACGAGATGAACAGGCTCTACCCTGATGGCCGTAGGGTTATGGCGATCAACCAGGATCCAGCCTTCTTCGACGTCAGCATCGTTACTATTCCCGCCGACCCCAGCAGCGGTGGCATGGAGAAGATAGCCAAGAGGAGCGATATATCCTCTGTTATCCTGGGCGAAATGCACGACATGAGAGCCAAGTACGCCTCTCTTCACCCAGAAGAAGAGAAGGATGCTACCATCGAGAAAACAGGGCCTGACGACAAGGAAAACAAGTTCATACCCAAGGACTTCGTGCACGGCAAATCCAAAGAATTGCGGGAGCTGGGCCAGGACACCAGCGAGTCGGATCCAGACATGCCGGAGCACGTTCTCAAGCAGCTTTCGGAGCATCCACTGCCAGAGGTCCTTGCTACCCTCGGGGCCATGAAGATACCCCTCAAGCCATCTGAATACACCTGCATCATTATCACCAAGGGAACTTCTGAACCACAGGCCAAGCTGGCATACAGGGAGGGGGCTAGGTTCGCCTCTGCTCCCCCTCAGGAAGCCCCGACATTCGACATTATGCAACATTTCAACCCTAAAATAGCTCAGATCGTAAGACCTATTATGAGAAAGAGATCGATGTATCCACATTACATCGCGGGAAGGAAGTGGTCACCAGATCGGGTGAAGACAGCTAGGGTCGTCAGGATCAATCATCCGGAAGCAGCAGCCCTGTATTCGGCATACGTCCGAGACGTGGGTAACCTGGACCAGGTTAAAGTTGCGGCTGTCATTGCGAGGCACCCTGACGTAAGAGACATGGTAACCGGAGCGTTGGAAGATGCGGTGCTTACCAAGACGGCATCTATCAACAACATAGTTCGAGATAGCTACATCGGCCAAGAGATTTTGAAGGGGGCTTACGGACTATGAGATCCAGCCCGCTTTTGGATTTCGACACCGAAAAAGGTAAAGTAGAAAATGGCCGGAAAGGGAATATCGCATGGACAAGGAGGAAACTCTATGGGCACCCTAACGGATAGGCTCATGAAGATGGCTTCGGACAATCGCCCGCCAGCTAGCGATGATGTTCGGGAAGCTATGGACGAGCTGCTGAACGGGGATGGTAAGGAAGCTGGAGCGAAGATCTCCAGCCTTAGCGACGAGAACTTCGCTCTTCTCCGCCAGGAGATGAAGAAGCACGGAGAGAGTCCAGAGATGGACACTCATAAGTCTCAGGAGAACCCCAAGCCGGAGATCGGCGAAGTGGTTCCTGAAGAGAAACCTCGCACAGAGGCACGCCCCGCCAAGGAAGATGTCGACATCGTTCTTGGCAAGGGACTCGGCCAAGGCGATGGTGGCGGGTCTACTCCAGACGCAGCCGCCCCAACGATCGCAAACCTTCTTAATCCCCCTATTAAGGAGACCGAGAGGACCCCTGAGGGCGGCGGTGACACCGCGAGCGATGTCAAGAAATCCGCTGCATTCAACCAGGGCTGGAAAGAAGGTATCAGGGAGGGCGCAGATCTCCTTGGGGGCCTAGTAGCCAAGCACGCATCACTCGACCTCCGCAAGAGGTTAGGCGCTCCGTTTACGAAGCTTGCTGCCAAGGTGGGAGAAGAGGAAGCCGCCAGAATCATGCAGGAGAGCTACGCAGACGGACAAAAAACGGCCATGAAAGAGCTGGAAGAAAACGAGGAGGTTAAGATGGGTTCTCTAAAGAAGCTAGCAGAGGCTCAGAAGCAGGCATCCAGTGAGGAAGACATTCGTGCTTACGGGCGTAGGCTCGGGCGTGAGTGCCTTCTTACCAAGATCGCCGAAGACCAGGCCCTGGCCGCCGAGGAGCCTATGGTCGAGGAGCCGGTAGACGAGGCCCCTGTAGAGGGTGAGGCAGATATCACTGATGCTGCCGAGGCCTCTCAGATCATCGACGCCATCGCCGACAAGGCACTCAACGATCCCGCTTCGCTGGAGCCGGAAGAGGCCGAGATACTGCTCCAGGTTGGCAACGCTATCGAGGATGCTGAGGCTGAAGTGGTCGGCGAAGACAAGGTAGCTTCCATCGTTAACATCGCTGCTGCCCTCAGAGAGAACGGTTACGGAGAGTAGTGGAATCTCTCCAGGTAGGTAGCTTGCTTGAGCCTGTGGAGGAGGCATCGCCCCAGGGCGAAATAAGCTCCATGGGTAAGCTCGCATCTATCCTGGGGTTCGAACCCGAGACTAAAGAGGTCTCGGTAGTCCCAGAAGGTGCTCTGAAGACCGCTTCGGTAATGGAGAAGCTAGCCATCGCTCTTTCGTCAGGCCAGGCCAGGCTAGATGATGAGCTTAGGGAGCTTTTTGGTGGCGAGGATACCGACGAAGATATCGCTCGTCACAACAGGATCGAGGACCAGTACCTTCAGACCACCGGCCAACCTGGGGTATAAGGAGATTCCATGGATTCATTATCCATAGGCGTGAAGGCCTTGACAGGATTGCTCAAACAGGGAGCTGCAGAGCTGAGAGCCTCCGAAGGCATGCTCGCGCAGCGAGACAGAGAGAAGGAGGTTTTGCTTAAATTCGCCAAGGCCGTAGAGATAACTGAGGCCCTGGAGAAAGCAGGAGCAGTCCATTTCCCGAGCGGAATGTCATTCCCAGAGAAGGCTTTCAGGCTTGCACAGAAGCCATCATCGGAACTCGAGAAGCTAGCATATATGGCGGATCATTTGCCTAGTACTTCGGCAGATGTAGCCAAGGTTGCGGAAATCAAAAGTCTGAGACAAAGAGATCCCGGTGTCGGCGAATTGACTCAACGGTTACTGTCAATCGCTAGATAAGGAGGAGAAAGGTAATGATCAATATCAAGACGCTGCCTGATCTCTTCGAGCGTAGATTCTACAAGATTGAGCTTGTAGCGGGCGTCAAGCCCACGTTCGAGGCAGGCGAAATGGTAGACCTGCTTATGAACAGTACGCTCGGAGAGCGTACTATTCGTAAGATCTCTGGCGACCCTTCGGGTGTCCCAGTGCCGGTCTTCATGGACACAGGGCGACGCGACGAAATCGGCGATGTGTACGCCAGTGGCGGAACGTCCGTCATCGAAGGCCGCATCCAGATGCTCACCGACTGGTTCGTGGACGCAGCCATCGGCTACACCGAGTATGCACTTCTGACCGTGGAAGATGGATACTGGAAGGAAGCCGCAAGTGGCAAAACCGTATTTGGCAGGCTTCTCGAAGTTCCTGCCGCAACCAAGGCCAATGGCGGCGAGGCTCTCATAGAGATCGTCAGCCAGTACATCCTACCGTAAGGGGGTGACCTAGATGAGCGTAACAGCAACAGCCGTGAACCGCGAGTTCCTCGAACTGGTCAAGTCCCAGGACGGGATGGACAAGGTCGCGGAGACATCGCAGGATGTCCTGGCAACGAAGGTCTATGAGGACTCCTTCCTGGAGAAGTTCATCCCTTCGAAGCCGATCACAGTGCCCGAGTGCTATGTCGACCAGACCTACGACGTGATCTACAAGCAGGAATGGATCGACCCGGACGCGGTCGCCTTCGTCATGGACATGGACGCCCAGCCTACTGGACAGTTCATCCAGGGCGAGAGGTACATCGTCACCTTCTTCAAGATCATGACCCCGCGTTACTGGAAGACCAAGCAGCAGATCAGGGTATATCCTTACCCTATCACCGACTTCATCGAGAAGAACGGATCTGCCGAGGTCATCAAGCAGAAGGACGGCTACTTCGTCGACCTCATGGACGCCGCCGTCACAGCGACCGGTAACACCGTTGCCGGTACCTCGATCCTGGTTCCCACCAGAGAAGACTTCGTCAACCTCTTCAACGTGCTCGACGCCAACGAGCTGGAGTCCAAGCGTCTTCTGATGCGTAAAGCGGACTTCAACAGGCTTCTCCAGTGGAACGCCGTAGATCTTGACATCAAGGCTGGCGACACCGCAACCGAAGGATGGACTTCCGCAAGCATCCTCGGGCGCGAGGTCGTTGTGACCGTCAAGGACGACATCATCACTCCTGGACACGTCTACTGCCTGACTGACCCCGAGTTCATAGGCAAGCACTACACACTCGAGGAGCTTCAGTTCGAGCTCGAGAAGCGTTTCCAGATGATCCAGTTCGAAGTGACCTACGAGATGGGCCTGAGCTTCGGTAATGTCTATGGCATCGCCAGGCTCGCTATCCCGCAGGCATAGTCTATAAGGCCATGAAGGAAGGTATGAAATAATGCTCTGTCGAATACACCACAAGGGCCAAAGAGGGTCCTCACCTAACCTGTCGATAGGCGACTTCACCCTAGCCCCTGGGTTCACTTCACCCCCCATCGAAATCAAGGAGGGTTCCCCTGAGGATGCGGTGACGCAAGAATGGAAGTCTGAAGGCCTTATCACGATAGAGGAACTCCCCCCAGGCTCCGTTGAGACTAGTTCCAGCGGGGCAGGGGGGCGTTCGAAGGGCCAGACCATGTCCGCAGAGGAGGTTCGAGACCATATGGTACACAAGAACAAGAAAAGAAGGCGTCGGACCCTCTCAAGGGCAGAACACAACATGGCTACCCACAGGGCCCCGATAGGGATGCCCTTTGGTCCTGGGCGCAACGCCAGGCTACTTACTGCCGAAGATATGGCGAATGGTAAGCCGATCCCTCTTCCTCCCACCCCTCCGCCCGACGCTGACAGGCGCGAGGTAGAGATCTCTACCGGAAAGCCCAGGAGGCTGTCTGCTGATGACCTCAAGAAGCATGGCGAGTACATCGAGTCGGAAGTCAGTGCTTCCGGGGCAGGTGGAGCTGACAGGTCCGGAGGGATATCTCAGGCTTTCCCCGGCACCGGGGAAGGTAAGTCTCTTTCTCCCGAAGACCTCAGGGCCATGAACAAGGCTGACGTCGAGGAGATCATCGAGGAAGGGTCCGAAGATATAGCCGAAGAGACGATCGAATCGACAGAAGTCCTTAGCGAGGACGAGGCCGCAGAGCTAGCAATGGGAGAACAGCCTATTGATACAGTGGTCCTGGATGTTCTTGTAGATGCCCTCGGAGGCTTCAAGAAGCAGGACATCCTTGCTCTTGCCGCACAGGAAGAGATCGAAGTCCCAATCAAGATCAACAAGACTCCCCTCATCGCGCTGGTAGCCGAGGAACTCGCCAAGAAGGGGTACCTGGAGCTTCCTAGCAGCGATGCGTAGATAGACGAGTGATGACTCATGGGTCAGACCAGGGAACAGTACATAACGATGGTGCGAGATGACCTGGACGACTACAAAGAGTCTAACCGTCTACTAGGGCGCGAGGAAGAGTTCAATACCAAGACAGTGGCGAGGGCCTGTGACCGGGCCCTCGACCGCTTCAATACATCCCCACCCCTTATAGGCACATGGACTTTCAAGACCTTTCCGAGTGACACCCTGTTCATCGACATGGCCATGTATGCACTGTTGCAGAGGGCGGCCTTCAGGAGAGGCCGTAACAACATCGTGTACTCCGAATCAGGCAACAGTATAGATGACCAGTGTTTCGAGGAATACCAAGCCCTCAAGGGTGAACTCAAGTCATCTACAGAGGCCGAGATGACAAGGATCAAAATGGCCTTGAATCTCAGAGGCGGATTAGGGCGAATCTCTTCGCCTTACAGGAATCTGTAATGGTCCGGTTTAAGGAATTCGACATCCTCCTGTACGTACCCAATGCCTTCACTCTCAAGTGGGAGATAGAGAATATCCCCGCTGGGTATACAGAGCTAGTCAACATCTTTAGAAGCGAATCTCCCGATGGTCCATGGGAACCCCTGGCTACGGATATCACAGCCAAGGAGTATTACCACGACTGGACAGCCAGGATGCTCAACCCAAACATTACCATTTACTACAAGTTGACTGGCACTGTAACAGACGGAGGGGCGCCACCAACCACGGTAGACATCAAGCCTTCTGAGGTTGAACACTTTCAGTACGAGCAGGATGCAGTAGCACAGGAGATGGTGCGTAGAAACAACATACAACTTCAGTTCTACTCAGGCTTCAAGTGCTTGGCGCTCATTAAGCGTACCTGGGGCCCCCACTGCGTGGCCTGTTACAGCGATTCGCTATCAGCCAGCACTTCATCGCGTTGCCCGGTGTGCTACAACACCAAGTTCATGGGGGGCTTCTACGATCCCATTCTGCTCTACGTAGCTTTCGACGAGAAGGTCCAGACCCTGCGAGATCTAGGGGTCACCACCACTTCGCCCGACATCAGGACCATGTGGACTACCAATGTCCCAGAACTAAAAAAGGGTGATGTGCTCATAGACAACAAGAATGCACGGTGGAAGGTAGATACAGTCAGGGTGAAGACATCGAGGATGGGAGCCACGATTAGGCAGCTACTCTCGGCGGTGAAGGTGCCTCCCGATGATATCCTGTCCAAGCTGGATGTTCGTAACATCTGGAAATTCACCCCTAAGAGAGACTACCACATATGGATAGAAAAAGACCTGTAGGATGGTTTTTGATACAAGAGCCAGTCATCCACGTGAGGCCGGGAGAGCCTATCCCGGAGGTGAAGCATGCAACCACTAGCACATGTCCGAATGAACTTCATAGACTTCCTGCGGGAATTCTTCTCGAGTGGGAAGATAGTGGGGATCGAGGAGAACGCAGGGAACGTGTACCACTGGGAGAGGGACAAGGACAAGACGGGGATCCTGATCCAGGGGACAAATGTGGAGAACCCGGAGATATTCAAGTCGACCCCGGCGCTTCTGGTGTCCAGGAGTGACATCCAGGAACTCAAGGAATACGACAGTCTCGGCAAGAACCTAACCGAGTACGATTGGGGGACTGGAAAGAGTACACATGTCAGTCTGTTCGGGTGTGCTGTAACCATAAGCTGCCTTTCCTCTAATCAGGAAGAGGCTGAGAACCTGGCGCAGATCGTATTCTTTGTTCTGCAGATGCATCGAGGCTTCTTCTCCAGCGAGTTCAATTATAGGAAAGTTGATTTGGGAGGCATCGGTGCGCCCCGTATAATCCAATACGAGGGAGAAGGTACTAATGTCAGAGTATGGAATGCAGGAGTCGTGGTCAACCTTACATTCCACACCGTCTATAGGTATCAGTCACGAGGAGATAACATTGAACGCTTGTACGTTCCTTTCATCCACACAGGCGAGGGTGATCAGGCAGATGGTACCCATCCGCCCATCGTCACGTGGGTAAAGGACGACTAGACGAGGTGGTGAAATGAAAGCATACAGAGAACCGAACGTTTGGATCGAGGTAACCACTGACGGGTTCGCCTTTGAAGGGCCTATCATGACCCTTCGCCCAATCTACTTCGGAACGATCTTCCAAGTAGAGACGAAGGCGGCACTGGGAGCCTATGCAAACGCTTCGGGGTTAACGGCCTCATACCCGGATCTCAAAACCGATGCGGACGTTGATACCGATTCGGTAGGGATCTATCTGGTACACACAGATACCGGAGAAGAGTATGACATCACAACCGGTCTGGTGACAGGCGGGGTAGAACCGACCATAGGTGCCTCTTCGATCATCATTCCGGCGTTGCTCTACAACAAGGACATCGATTCGGATAGTGGCATCAGGGCTACTACAGGAGATGAGTTTTCCGACTCGGCGGAGGACTTCAAGGACGTTATGTATGGCGACAAACTGGTAATGACGGACAACGACGACGAGATGCTTACCGTCAACCAAATAGACGCTGATGGCAACATCGAGCTTCTAGTCAAGTACGCCAAAAACCTTCTCTACTACAATGGTCTTGTACCAGGTCAAGAGTTTGCAGTAGGCGACCTAGTTGTTGATTCAGGCGCGGGATCCGGTGCTATCGGAACCGTGATGTTTAATCACG